AGCATGTTCCAGATAACGGGAGCCTATCCTTCACTGTTGAACGCACAGATTCAAGTATAGATGCGTTTTGCTGGGCTATTTTTAGATCGTACAAAGATTTTGGAAGACTACCTGATGGTAAGGTGTATGCTTACCTTCGCGAACTGGATGGCTCAACTACAACAATTGAGTACACGGGCGTTGCTTTTAAGACGGACGAGCTCGGCCAGTGGAAAAAAGATTCGCAAGTTACTCAGAAATTGTCCGGAACCTTTATGGATGCGCGGGTTGTGGCGTGACCGATGGCGTGGTCAAGGATGCCAACGGCCGGGAGTTGACGGTCAAGCGGTTGTCGGTGTCCGAGAAGATGAAGGTCAAGCGGATCGTGCCGGGTGAGTTGGCGGACAAGCTACTGCTGTTGCAGGACTTGATGTTCATTGCGTCGGTGCGGACGATCGACGGCGTGCCGCGTATGCCGTTGACGGACATGGCGAGTTACGAGGCGGTGGGCGACGTGCTGGGCGATGCGGGCATGGATGCGGTGCTGGCGTTCTTCGTGGCCGAGCCGGACTCGACGCCGGCGGAGGCGTTGGCTGTCGCAAAAAACTAGCTGGGGATGCCGATTTGCAAACCGCGTTGTGGTTGGTGAAGAACGGTATCCCCTACGACATTGCAATGAACCTCGATGATGTGGAACGGCTGGCCTACGCTGTAATCATGGGCCAATTCGACGGCAATTCCTTCAATTGGGACCGTGGTCAGTGGAAGGAGCGCGCGTCATGAACTTGTTGCAGGCGGCGGCGATGTTTGCGTCGATGGAGCAGGGTTTGCACCACGCGGAGCATGCAGCGTTGGAGCGTGCGGCGGTGATTGTGGAGACCGAGGCCAAGGCGGAGATCGGCACGTACCAGCCGGATGCCGGGCCGTTTGCGGCGTGGGCGGAGTTACAGGACAGCACCAAGCGCGACCGGGTGGCCAAGGGGTTTCCTGAGAACGAGCCGCTGTTGCGGACGGGCGAGATGCGGGACAGCGTGGAGCACACGGTCAAGATGGATTTCGGGCCGGGCGGCGTGGCGCATATCGGGTCGGATAGTTTGATTGCGGTGTATCAGGAGTTGGGCACGGTTCGGATACCGGCGCGGCATTTTCTAGGCGGCGCGGCGTTCCGCAAGGAGCGTGAGGTACAGCAGGTGTTGGGCCATGGCGTTGTGGCGATGCTGGGCGGCCAGCGGATTACGTGAAGCTGATGGTGGCTAGGGTCAGTTCCACGGGTGCCATGAGGATGACGCCGGCGCGGTTGGCCAGTTCGCGCGCCGAGGCGGTGTAGGGCTGGTTGCTGACCACGGCGGCGTGGGTGGCGCCGTAGAACGCGCGGGCGGCGATGGCTTCCTGCACGGCGGAATTGCCTACGGGGCTGTTGTAGAGCTTGCACTGGACAACAAGGCTGATTTCGCCGCGGCGGGCGATGATGTCTGCCCCTTGGTCGCCGGTGTGTGGCGTGAGGGCGGCGGACCAGCCGGCGGTGCGGAGTAGCGTGGCGCAGTGGTTCTCAAAGCCGATGGGTGTAAGCGGGTTGGTTGAGGGTTGGTTGAACGCCAGCGGTGTGAACGGCGGCGCGGCGGTGGGTACGATCACCGGCACGATCACTGGCACGATCACTGGCACGAACGGGGTGTAGCGGCGGCGGCGGGCGGCGACGCGGCGGAATTGCCAGTAGGCGGCGATGACCAGCAAGGCATACGCAAACAGGGATGCTGGATCGGTGTCCATGGTTGAACCTTAGCCGAACGGGAGGGCACAAGCAATTTCCGACGTATATAAGATCGGCGTGCAGATTGCCCTTGCGACCAACGGCATGGGCGTTTTGGGCGCTCTTGGTAATGCGATGCGCGGGCTGGACAAGGCCGCGCTGGCGCTGACGGGCCGCATGAACTTGCTCAAGGTCGCGGCGGTCGGCGCGCTGGGCATTGGCGCGGGTTACGAGACGTTGAGGGTGATGGGTCATCTTGTGACCAAGGGCGCGGAATTGACGCACCAGCAATCGTTGCTGCGGCGCGCGGGTGTTACGTCGCAGGACGTGCTGTTGCGGACAGCCGAGGCTTACAACGTGGCGCTGACGGTGCAGGGCACCAAGGTGGCTGACAACCTCAAGATGTTTGGGCAGTTGCGGTCGCAGGTGTCGAGCGACGAGCAGGCGGCGGCGATCCTGCCGTATGTGGCGCAGATGGGCGTGTTGCTTGAGAACGCGACGGGCCAGAAGTCGGACCACTTGGCGCAGACGATGATGCGCGTGCTGGAAATGCGCGGCCAGATATTCGGGCCCGACGGCCACACGATGGATCTGGACAAGGTTCGCAAAGAACTGGCCATGGCGTTTCAAGCCATGACGACCTCGCATGGGTTGGTGACGCCGGCGACGTTGCTGGGGTTCCAGCAGCAGGCGGGACCAGCGGGTAGCGCCATGAGCCCGGAGAGTTTCTACCGGACTATGCCGACGCTGATGCAGACCATGGGCGGGTTCCGCGGTGGTACGGCGATTGCGTCGTTGTTTTCGCAGATGGTCGGCGGCGTGATGACCAAGCGCAGCGCCATTGCGCTTGAAGGTTTGGGCTTGCTGGACCCTGCCAACGTGCACAAAGGCGGCGGCGGTACGATCATCATCGACGCGGGCGCGATCAAGGGCTTTGACCCTAGCAACCCGTTTGGGTTCGGCGCGGTGTTGAAGCAAGCGATCCTGGCCCGGCCTGGCGGCAACATTGGTCAGGCGGTGGAGGGGGCGCTGGACCCCAAGATCGTGCAGCAGCTTTACCGGACGCTGGGCCGGGAGACGACGCGGCGTGCCATGGCCGAGTTCATCCAGTTGGCACCGACGTTCGAGCGCGATTACAAATTGCGCATGCAGGCGATGAGCCCGGAGAACGCGGCGATCGAAGCGCGGACGGACCTGCCGCTGGCCATGAAGTCGTTTCGTGTGGCCTTGGATAACTTCGAGACGGCGCTGGGTGCGCCCATGGTGTTGACGGCGGTGCGCATGTTGAGCGCGTTGACGGACCAACTTAACCGCATGACGGCGTGGGCCAGCACCAACCCGGCGATCGTGCAATCGCTGGGCGAGATCGTAACGGGCTTTGGGTTGCTGTTTGGCGTGGGTGGCGTGTTGGCGCTGGGCGGCGCGGCCATCACGGCGCTGGGCGTACTGGCGGGACCGTTGGGCTTGGCGGCGCTGGCGGCAGGTATCCTGCTTGTGACGCATGCGCTTAAGCCGGATGAGGCCGGGGCCAGCCCGCGCGAGCGGATTGGGGCAGGGTTGGCGCCGGACAATGCGTCGCCAATGGCGGTGGCGTTGCGTTCGATGTTGCCGTCCACGCAGCAGGTTTACGATGCGTTCAAGGAGTTTGCGCCCAAGGTTGTTTTGGGACTGGGCAAGGCGTTGCTGGATTTGGGGGCGTATTTGGAACGCGGCGCGATGGACATTTTTAGGATTGCGGCGCGCGAGGTATTGACCGGGCTTAAGAGCATTGGCGGGATAATTGTGGACTGGGTGAAGGGTTTGCCCGCGCAGATCATTGCTGGCTTAGGATCGCTGGCCAACATTTTCGGCAACACGCCGGAAGGCAAGGCGGCGCATGAGCGGGCCGTGAACGGGGCCAATAGCATAACCGGCGGCACGGGATACCTGCCCGACATGGGCGGCACGCGGCCACCGGCGTTGCAGCCGCAATCGTTTGTGCCGCCACCAGCCGCCAACAGCAACAAAACCGTGCCGATCGTGTTCCACCTAGACGGGCGCGAGGTTGCGCGGGGCATTATCCCGCACATTGGTCGTGAAATGGATACCGCGCCAACGGGCCGCACCGGGTTTGACACGCGCATGTCGCCCCGCTTCGGCGGCCCGGTGTTCGCCGCATGAGTGGCACTTTGTCGGTACTTAGCAAGGGCATTGGCGTCGCGCGTGGCGCGGTGCAGTCGGCCACGGCGCTGGCGAACTTGTTCAACGGCGGCATCGGCAGCGTGGGGTTCGGCGCCACGCTGACGCTGGGCGGGTTTGCGTTCCAAGACATGGAGTTGCCGGAAGAGATCCAATGCGGCGGCACGCAGTTGCACGAGATCCACCGCTTTCCGGGCGGCGGGCGGCGGACGGACGTGATGGGGCCGGACGAGAGCGACATCACGTGGTCGGGCGTGTTCTTTTCGGAGAACGCAACGAGCCGCGAGCAGCAGGTGTCGGAGATGCGCCGCAAGGGTGCGATCGTGCCGCTGGCGTGGGGTCCGGTGGTGGTGCCGGTGCTGATTACGTCGTTCACGGTGAAGTGGCGCAGTGCCGGGCATCACATCCCGTACAGCATCGTATGCAGCCCGCAGCCGCCGCGGCAGGCCACGGTGCGCGACGAGGACGACGAGGACAACGACCTGTCGGACATGGACGACACCAACCCGTTATCGGGCGTAACGGGCGCGCTGTCGGACGCGGCCAATGCGGTAGGCGACGTGGTATCGGACGTGGCGGACGCGGCGGGGCAGGCGCTGGGCTTTGCCAACGGGGCGTTCATGGCGGTGTCGGGTATCGTCACGCCGATCACATCCGCGCTGGGTATTCAGGTGCCATTCCTGTCGCAAGCCGGGGCGATGCTGGGGCTGGCGCGCGGCGCGGTGGGCGGCTTGGCGTCGGTGGGGTCGAGCATGGTGGCGGTGGACCTGCTGGGGCAGATGCAGGGTGCTTACCTAGCCACGACCGACGACCGGATATTTAACGCGGGTGCGGCGGACACGAACGCGGCCACGCTGAACGCGGCGGCGGGCGATGCACGGGATGCGGCGGTGGGCACGCGGTCGCAGGCGGCGGTGGGTTCAGCAGACGTGGCGCAACAGGCCAACTCGGTGCAGGGCTTGGCGATCCCGTTGCCGCCGATGCCACCGGGCAACATACCGGTAATTCCGGAGAGTTCGCTGCCGGGGTACTCGGACCGGATATTCGGTACGGGCGTGCCGTTGCCTGACCCGGCGACGTTGCGCAGCGTGACGCGCGACATGACGATGATGGAATTGGAGCAGGTGCGCGCGGGCGGCATGTCCGAGCCGCAGGTGCAGGCGGCGTTTGCCAATGCGGGCCGCCCTGACCTGTACGTGCTGCCGTGAGGACGATCACGGTGTCGCCGGCGGATGTGTCGCTGTTCCACGTGGCGGCGCGTGAGTTGGGCGGGGCGTGCGACTGGATACGGCTGGCGCAGGCCAACGGCATCGTGGACCCGATGATTACCAGCGTGGCGACGTTGCAGGTGCCGACGATGGGTGCGAGCAACAAGACGGGCTTGCCGGAATGACTGCGGCGCTGAACGATCCTGGCATCCGCACGGGTTTTCGTAAGCCGTCGTTGCTGGTGTTGCTGGACGGCCAGCCGTTGACCGGCGCGATCGAGGCCGAGGTGACGAACAACAACCATTATCAGGCGGATCGGTTTACCGCGTCGTTCTGGATGAAGCCGGGTGACCAGTGGTGGGAAGCCGACACGGTGCTGCTGGACATCCAAGGCAGCACGGATGACGGCGCGGCGTTCACGTCGATGATCGTGGGCGAGGTGTCAAGCGTGACGCTGGACCTGCTGCGGCGCGTGGTGCGGGTGGACGGGCGCGACCTGACCAGCCGGTTGATCGAGGCCAAAACGCAGGAGACGTTCCGCAACCAAACGTCGTCGCAGGTGGCGACCACGCTGGCCGGCCGGCACGGGCTGACGGCGGACGTGGTGGCGACACAGACGCCGGTGGGCCGGTACTACGTGCAGGACCACGACCACCTGAAACATGGTGAGTTCACCCGCACGACGACCGAGTGGGACTTGCTGACGTACTTGGCCGGGTTGGAGGGGTATGACGTGTGGGTGGAGGGCACGACGCTGCACTTCAAGCCTGCCGCCAAGCCGGACGACAAGCCGTGGCTGGTGCAGTGGTCGGTGGACGAGACCGGCGTGCCGGTAAGCAACGCAATCGACCTGTCGTTGATCCGCAACCTGACACTGGCGCGCGATATCATCGTGGAGGTGAAGTCGTGGAGTTCGGCCAAGGGCAGCGGGTTCACCAAGATTGCCAAGGCCAGCAAGCAACGCGGTGCCAAGGGCACGGCCAAAGGCGGGGCGAAGGACGACGAGCCGCAGAAGATTGTCATCACGCGACCGAACCTGACCGAGGACCAGGCGCAGAAGCTGGCCAACAACACGTTGGCCGAGGAAACCCGCCACGAGCGGGTGGTGCGCTGGAATGAGCCGGCCGATCCGTTGCTGACCGCGCGCAGCATCATGCAACTCACTGGCACCGGCACGTCTTGGGATCAAACGTATTTCATTGCCACCGTGCAACGGCGCATCGGGGTCAAGATTGGGTTTGTGATGCAGGTGGAAGCGAAGAACCACTCGCCAGAGTCGCAGGCCAGTTTGCGATGAGCATCTTGGGCAACGCGATCCGTCGCATGGCGGCGGAGCAGGATGCGGGGCTGGGCCAAAACAGGTTCGGCACCGTGCAGTCGGTGGATCCGGTGCGGCACATGGCCAAGGTGTTGCTGCAACCCGAGGAGGTGCTGACCGGGTGGTTGCCGATCGTCACCACGGCGGCAGGCGCCGGGTGGGGCATGACGGCGGCGCTGACGGCGGGCCAGCAGGTGTTCGTGGCAGCCGACAGCGGCGACGGCCAGCATGGCGTGATCCTAGGCGCGGTTCACTCGAGCGCGGCGATGCCGGGCAAAGCGTTCAGCACCACGACCGAGAGCGGCGACGGCACGCCAGCGCAGCCGGGCGAGTTCCTGTTGCGGCATGCGTCGGGCAGTTGCTTGCGGCTTTGCGCGGACGGCACGGTGTACATTCAGGGCGATGTGAACATACGCGGCAACCTGCACGTGGAGGGTAATGTGTCAGACCTTATCGGCACGCTGGACGGGCTGCGGCAGCACTACAACCTCCACAAGCATATGGCGCCCAACGGCCAGACCGGCCTACCCGTCGCACAGGATCCATGACGTGGACGCCTGGCATGAGATGGGCAGC